GTGATGGCTTTCACGAAATCTTATAACGACGCTATCCGGGAACTGCGCGGGATGTACTGGAAACAGCTGTTTGAAATGCCGCAGCTGTTCGATGCGATGACCTACGAAATGCAGCAGGATTACCAGAAGCGAATCAAAGAGCTTGAAGGCTACGACTTCAGCGCGTACAACATTCTGACCGTCCGGGAAGAAATTTCACGAAATCTTCTTTCCAGCATCGACCACGAAATTATAAAGCTGTTCGACGACTGGACGAACCTGCATTATAACGACGAGTACAGCAAGAACGTGCATTATTACAACGGCTGGTGCACGAACTCCGCGTACAAGATCAACCGCAAGGTGATTTTCCGCTGCAACGCCTTTGATACATACGATGGGCGTTTCTGCCCCCGGTACAACGCAACAGGCCATGTTGCCCAGATCGAGCGGGTGCTGCACTTCCTGGACACGAACGGCAAGCCCTACAATGGGGACGAACTCCGCGCCGTGCTGGATGCCGCCGAAAAGAGCGGCCAGACCCAGAAGATCCAGCTGCACTATTTCACCGCCACGTTTTACAAGAAAGGCACCTGCCACATCGAGTTTACGAACACGGACGTTTTGAAGTCCTTCAACCTCTACGCCGGACAGCGCAAAGGCTGGCTGCCGCCCACCTACGGCAAAAAGAGTTACCACGACATGGCCGCCGCAGACCGCCGGGTGGTTGACAGCTACGAGGGGGAGGCCAGCTACACCGACACCCTCACCCGGCACCTGATCCCCACGCAGAGCACGTTTTTACAGCTGAACGCTTAACATGAAACCGGATATTTTGGCAGGGCTGCACCGGACAAAGCAACCCCGCCCCATCTTCCCGACATTTACGTCGGGAACATCACGAAATGGAAAGGAGGTGTTTTCATGGTTCGATGTTGGATATACTCCGCCGGGCGGGATCAATGCCAGTGCTACAACGTGGATGACGAAAACTTGGCCGATCTGGCAGCACAGGCGCAATTCCTAGAGGACTTCCGTGCCCAGCGTGCAGCAAACCCGGCTTTATACCGGCAACTGCTCAATATGCTGGTGCCCGCCGCCGATGCTATGCCCATGCGCAACTATACCGGTCTTCCGTTCTGACAGCCAGCGTCCCGGCAGCCCGCCGGGAGTATCACGAAATCCAGTATCACGAAAAGGAGCAACAACCATGAAGAACCAGGGCACCATCGCCCAGATCCAGTGCCCGGAACCGGTGACAGAACGTCACCGCTTGACTGTGCCCGCCTCGCCGACCTGGTATCTCTGCACGAAATCTTCTTGTCTTTTATTGCTTTTGTTTGCGTTTTGTTCTATCATGACAGTAACGAAACACGAAAAGGAGGTTTCCCGTTATGACTATGATTCCCGCATTCGGCCCATGGCCAGAGCACCCCGCAGACGCTGACGAAGAAAAGCGCCTTGCCAGCGCCCAGCAGAGCAAGACCAGCCCGACCAGCATTGACAAGGAACACGAAACCGGGGTTTTCTATGGATCCGGCAAAGAGCCGTACCAGACCAGCCTTACAAGCTGCACCTGCAACGATTTTGTAAAGCGCAAAAAGCCCTGCAAGCACATTTTCCGGCTGGCTATGGAACTTGGCATCATCGACGCGGCATACAAGACCGGGCGCAGCACCGGCGAACGAAACGAGGCACAGATCAGCTTTGCGGACAGCATCGAACTGGTTGAACAGCTCTCTGATGCAGCGCAGAACGAAATCAAGGAAATGCTGTACTACACCAGTGAACGCATTGAGACCCGCCAGAAGCCCGTAACCTGCCACGAACTGGATCTGATCCCAGAACTGCGCACCTCGCCGCTCCTGCACGAAAATCCTTACCCGCTGGAAGAAGTGCTGAACGATCTACCAAAGCCCCTTGTTGTGCAGCTACTGGATCTTGTGCACCGGGAAGGCAAGCCGAAACGAAATGCAGCTAAAACCGTAATGGCTGCATGGCTGGCGCAGAACGCGCCCATGCTGGCAAAAGAGCTGCCGCCTTGTGCGTCCTTCTCTTTCGTGGAGGTGTTCGACAAAGCCCAGCGTGACGTTTACAAGTACCTGCACCGCAAGTACGACACGGAAACAGACTGGTACACCGGCGCAGAGTATCCCGCCGGGGCTGTGCCCGCGGCAGACGGGTCCACTTACTACTTCCCAGAGGACAGAGTTACCGATGCCCTCACGAAACGCGGTTTCAATCGCTGCCTGAATGGTTACATCCCGGAGTAAAGAATCTTACTTCACGAAATCTTACTTTTTGACCACGAAATTTGCAATTTATCTGCAAAAATCCGGTCTTAGCCACGAAAAGCAGCTTTTTAACCACGAAATTCACTTTTTTGTGATTGAATTGAACTTTTTCGTTATCAAAACTTCAACTCATTCACTAAAACGGCACGAAATGGAGCATATTCATGGACGAAATTGAATTTTTTGCCCCGTGGCGTTTGGTCGCTGCTTTTGCGGACGGCTCCCGTTTGCTGTTCGATGGTCTGACGGAAGAACAGGCCAGAGACGCAATGGAAGCCGCCCAGGAAGAGCACGGCGACATTGGTTACTGGAACCGGGTCACGGATCAGAACTATGAGGACGGCAGGTATTACAAGACCGTCCCGCCACCGCCCTGCATCAACATCGTGGACTACGACGGCTACACTGGGCCGCTGGACGAAAACGGCCTGCCGGTAGGTCTGGCTGAACAGATTGCCCAGGCCAACACAGAGGAAGGCCGTGATCCCAACGAGGCGCAGATCATCATCAAGCGCAACGCTCCGCCGGATGACCAGCCGCCACACGAAAAGTAAATCACGAAATTCAAAAAGCCCGCCGGGTCGATGACCTGACGGGCTTATAGTGTTGAAAGGATTCTGTTATGCAGGAAAAACGTCACGGAACTGCCCGTTTTGTCTTGAACAAAGAGGGGCGGCTTGAACATCTTATTCAAATTGGCGGTTACACATTGCACGTTATTGTCCAGCATCAACTATCGAATGATCGCATGATAGCATCAAAGATCAGCTGTGTCGCTTCCTTGTCCTTGAATCGAATTACATTTCCGCCGGGGACAAACATAGCAACGTATCCCTCTTTTTCCTTGGTGACTATCGGGCAAAAACTCCACTTGTAGCGCAGTTCATCCGTCAGTTCATCGTCAGTGCGATCATCCAAAGCAATCATGTGTGGCAAACCACTTGGAGCTTTCACGGTCTTTCTTCTTGTCCACTTTCTGGCTGCTCTTTCTTTGATGATTTTCTCAATGTAGTTTTTCAATTCAATCCTGATTCCCATTTCAGTCTCCTTTGTACGAAACCCGGTAGGTCAACTGCCCGCCGGGTTATTTCTATGCCTGTTTTCGGATTTTTGTGGTAGTCGTGTTTGTTTTTCTGCGGATGGTGGGCACGATTTTGCGGAAGCGCCTGTGCATGAGGTTCCACAGGCCGCCTTGCCTATAAGATAATATCGCCCTCTGCCCAGGCATCCGCCCGGCAGCGTTCCTCGCGCACGTTTAACGCACACGATAATATAGCGCCGCACTCCGGGAGCCGTTCCAGACCGCTGCCCAGCTGTGCAAGAGCCACGTTCCGCAGGTACTTCAAGTGCTGCACACTGTACGGAACTTTCTGCTTCACTTCATGCCATTTTTTGTGGTTGATGTAGAACTCGGTCAAAATCATATTGTGGCCACTGTCCAGCCTGTTCATTTGTCCCTGGATGATACGCTGATTTCCCAGCAAAACCGCCCGCTGCTGTTCCAGCTGGCGCAGCCGTTCACCAATGCCCAGTTCTTCCATTTTGCACGCCATCATTGCGGTACTATCTCCGTGAGATTCGCCGTGCGGCATCCCATCTGCACCCATGCCCCGCATAGGGTCTATTTCATCGTTCAGCGCGGCACACTGGCGGCGGATGATCTCAATCCGCTGCGGGATGTCTGCGTAATATTTCAAAATTGCCTCCGCCTCGTGTACCCTCACTGTTCAATCCTCCCGAAATTCAAAAATCTTTCTTGAAAAGGGGTTTGCCGAAAATGGGATCTTCTCCCTCCACGCGCTCCACCATGGCACCTACGCCGTAGATGTCCTCAATGACGCGGCGCAGACGGTCATAGGCCACCTCTTCGCCGTCCTTGCTCCATTCAAGGAACTGGGCATAGTTCGCCTTGGCTTCTTTCTTCACAGCTTCGATCTGTTCATGGGTGTATCCCATTTCTTCCAGCGATTCCGCCATAAAGCGGATAATCATTTTTGCGGCATCGCGGCGCTCCGCCAGAATGCGCAACTTTTTTTCAGAGCCTACCAGATCGCCCGCCGGGAGCCAGAACTCTTCCGGCATCAGGTGGGCGGTGCGCTCTCTTAACCGCTTCCGGGCTTCCGGCGTCCCGTACTTGTCGAGATCCAGAATGTACCTGGATGCAGCATTATTCATTTTCAGGGTCAGGATAGTGGATTCTTTCTCGCCCCAGTCCCAGAGATCATGCGCCGCTGCAATGGTGCAGTACGAAACAACCTGTCCGATTGCTTCACGGTTCAGCATAGTGCGGCGCTTCGACTTGTTGATGTTGATTTGCTGGTTTACCGCGTTCTGGATGCTCTGCCTGTAGAATGCCGGCATCCTTGCTCTGCTTTTGCCCGTGATTCTTCCTTTCCCGCCTGTTCAGCCAGGCGTTTCCACTCTTTCGTTTCTGCTTTTGTGTCCGGTGTGATGATTTCAACAAAGCCCCAGCCTTTCGGTTTGGCTATGAGGTCGATAAAAAGCCTGCGGCGATAGATATAATCCCGCTGTGCTTTTCGGGTAAACTTCGACTTGATCTCGACCACATCCACCCGTCCGTCTGCATAGGTGAGCTTATAGTCCGCCGTATAATGCGCCGCCGGGAGTTTCACCGCGCAGTATTCTTCCTCCGGCAGCAGTGTCCACTTCGGGTGCGGTTCTGCTGACACGATTTCCCCGGACTGAATGCCGGGCAAGATGGTGCCGATGTAATACACATACTCCCCGTAGGAATCAAAAGTTTTGCTCAACCGCCCGGCAGCGCTGGCGGCCTCCGCCATAGGCTGCGTATGAGTACACTTTCCCCGTTGTCTGGCTGCTATCTGAGCCTCTGCCTGCGCACGGTAGCGCGGCGGCAGGTCGTCCAGTTCCAGTCTGGTGCTCATGGCTGGTTCCTCCTGTTCTTCCGCCGGGTGTCCGGCTTCTTTTTCAATTTCACGATCAGGTGCTTGGTGTTGTTTCCCGTGATGTGCTGTTCGCACTCGCGCAGGGTATAACCGGGGTATTTTTTCTCCCAGTATTCACGATCATCCGGCAGGGCAAATGCTTCGTCAAAGCGCTTGCGGCTCCATCTGGTGTCATTCGGGCGCGGGGTTTTCGGCTTTTGCAGTCCTTGGCTCTGTCGCCAGCGCCGGATACGGGCGCGGGCTTTCGTCATGTAGGTTGTCAGGCGTTCAAAGCTGGAACAGGTCAGGTCGATAGGTTCAACTTTCACAAGTCCCATCGGCCGTCCGGTGCTGTCCCGCCACAAGTCCTTGATCTCCTGCCATGTCAGATTGCCTTGCAGGATCACATGATGGTGGTGTCTGCCGGTAACTTTCCCGTCCTCGTCCACCACGCTGTACTCTGCAACCTGCATCCACTTGGATGCTTCCCGCCCCGTCTTTTTGCAGAAGCGCTTCAAGCGGCGGGTAAAATTCGTCCAGTCCCGGTCTACCTGGTCAAAATCTCTGGGCGCCGGCTGGTGGTCGTGGTCGTATGTAAACGTGACTGCCCAGTCGTTTTCCCCGAAATTCGTATAGGCCAGCTGGCAGAAATACCGCCTTGCTATCATGTCGTTATACTTCTGCTGCGCAATGGAGGTCGCCAGCTCTCTTTTGCGGCGGGTGCTCGCGGTGTGTTCCTTGTCCGTTGTTTCAAAGAGATCCACTTCTGCATAATCGGATGTTCCGAGAATGTGTTTCTGCTCCCGAATGTACCATGCCCGCACCGTTCACTTCCTCCTTCCGCAAAGTTCTACTGGGATTTTCTTTTCTGTGGACCAAACACACACGGCTTCGCAGGACAAGGGGGACACAACGCCGGGCAGGTCTTTCTAAGTTTCCCATTCCGTCAAGCCATACAGACCCGCCCTCGTTTTCTCCCCCTTGACCCCCGCTTTCCCCGGCTTGTGTTCTTCTGTGGTCGCTAGATTAAGTTACACATACAAGCCCCTTGCCGCCTCGTCAGGGCGGCAATTTAACGACGGGCTTGCTTAATTCTTGATTAGAGCTTGATTAGTTTACTTCGTAGTCACCGATGCTGTTTTCTTCCGTTCTGACTTCCCAGCACTCGCAGGTGTCCTCCGGGTCAGTGAAGTCGGCACGGTTCGGAGAATTGCCGTTGAAGCATACCCAGGTGTAGCCCTCATGCCAGCGGCAGGTGCAGCAGGTTCTTTCAGGTTCCATCATCCTGTGTTCCTTTCGTCACGGTTCTAGCAGTGTGTGGCAAATCGGACAGGCGTGCGGTTCCCAATCTGTCCTGTACCCGCATACCGGGCACTCATACCAGCCGTATGGAAACACACCGGTAGCGTCATAGAATTCACGCTTCCATTTAAGTGGTTTCGGCAGTGGGGTGCCGATCGCTTTCGCAAATTGGGCGGCCCGCATAGCAGTTGCAATGGCATCCCTTGCAGGTTTCAAAGAATCGTGTTCTTCCTTTTTCTGGGAGTTATCTGTCTTACCCTCCATGTCGGCCACCTTCATAAAAATGATCCATCGTTCCGCGAACACCTGCTTTCTGCACCGGTTGCAGATAAACATTGCTCCGTTTTTTCTCATTAAATTTCACCTTTCATCGAGCGCCGGAAGAGGCAAATCTTCCGGCTTTACGCCCGCATTTTTCATCCTTGCCCCGCACTCGCCGCAGTATTTAACGGCCACACAGTTGATGAAATGGCATTTCTTGCAGCGGAAATGCTCACAGGTGCACCGTCCTGGATTCAGCTCCCATTCTGATTCCAGCGGCGGTACATCTGGAAGGAAGATTTTTGCCGTTTTCCTGCCCGGCTCTGCAACCGTCACCCGTGTTATCTTCTTGATATTTGCTCTGGATATGAGGATTTCCAGCGTTCCATCATTGTCCAGATCGAATAATGCAGCACTCATTTCAGTACACCCCCACACTTTGCGCATCAGCCATCACAGGCAGGCTTTGTGTTGTCCTGCACTTCGGTCAGCTTTATGGTCGGCTGCGGCTGATCCGAACGGTTCAGTGGTTTATCGAACTCCACATTCATCCAGTCGCCCTCCGGCTTGTCATGCCATGCCAAGGCGTGGCGAATGACAAGCCATACCTGTTCTGCCCGGTACGGAATCTCCATCAGGTCGGAGATTGGGGCAGGGAGAACGTACCGGCGATATAGGTTATCCAGTCCATCCTGCATATCGTTCCGGCGGTGGATTGAAACCGTGAAAGCGTTGTCCCGCTGTTCCTTTGTCTTGAACTCATTATGTTTGGCATCGGAATAGAACTTTGCCATGCACAGATCATCGGCTACATCCCAGAACTGGCCCATATGTAAGCGCAAGTACCACTCGCAGGCCGCTTGCACAGCCTCGGCCACCGGGCGGCTCATGGTCAGCGTGATGGTCTCGATTTCGGTAGGTGCGTCATTCTTCTTCACCATAGTGCGGATCCTTTGCCCCCGGCCAGTGACGGCGCTGGCTGCGCTCAAACTTCCGAGCCATCGCTGCTGTCTGAATAGCTTCCACGGCCAGAGCAACAGCCCGGTCATATACACCCTTCGTGGAAATCTGCGGATTGTTGGAGTAAACATTCATCCACATTGCATTGAGTTCCTGATGCAGACCGTTCATCTCCTTCGCAGCTTCCACGACTTCTTCTTGGATGATTCCCGCGCCCTCATGCGGCCCTGCAAACATCCGAAACTTCTTGTTTGCAGCGGCCAGCTCAATTTTGACCAGCCGCTTCACGTCATTTTTTACCGCATCCATGATTAGCCCTCCGTCCGGCTCTTGATTTCGGCCAGCAGGTCATCCAGCGGAACATCGGAAAGCGAAAACCCGGCCTCTCTTTCGTCCTCGACAGAGACCAAGAGTGCAGAGGAAAAGCACAAAACGGGGCGAACACCATAGGAGTTGAGGTACCAGTAGTTGTAGTTGGAGCCATCGGTGTTGACGTACCAGACGTAGTAGCTACTGCCGGTGTACGGAGAGCAATTCGGCGTACCGTAAGGCGTTGCCAACCACCACGGCGCATCTACCTTCGGGATCAGCCGCCAATATTTTCCGTACCCGCGCAGGGTCAACAGGCCAATCCTCACTTCAAAGATTCCGTATTCGTTCTGGCCGGTCGTGTCCTGAAGGTCGATTCTGAGCGGAATGAATGTACTCAGCGGAGTGCCGTTCTTTGTAAACTCTGCCAGGCAGTTACCCAGATATGGCATAATCTCGCTCCGGCGCAGATCGTTGGGGTATTCCGGGTCGTCGCCGTCGCGGAACGGCATTCTCGTCCAAATGTCCTTTGCCAGTACCAGACAGCCGTGTTCGTCTGCATCCAGCTTCACAAACTCCTTGCCCAGCGCCCTGAAGATGCCACCATTTTTCACATCACCCAAGGTTACACTTTTCAAAATCTTGCTCATCGTTATTCCTCCACTAAAACCACATTGGCCCAGCTGGTCTCGTATGTTTTCCCGTCAATCGTGACTTTCACGATACGATCATTGTGTGCAAACGAACTTACCTTGTCCGCCCGTCCTTTGTCCAGTAAAGTGCCGTCCGGCAGGTAAACATATACCGTCTTGACCGGTTTTTCACCGCTTGCTGTGCCCTTGACTGCTTCACACCCAGTCAGTGTTACGCACAGCGCGGCAGTGCAGGTGGACAAAGCCAGCAGTTCCAAAGTCTTACGCATCGTTTTTGTCCTCCTGTTCGCTCAAGTCCTCCACATCGGCAACATCCCTAGTCTTTTTCACCATGTCGGCAAGCTCACGCAGTCCAGACTTTGCCAGAGGTTCCAGCTTTACAGGAAGCACCGCGCCGCGCACCACCATTCCGTCCTTGATAACATAGTAGCGTCCGCCGCTCGCCATCTTCCTGGCGCAGTATTTGAAATATCCGCTCTTGCGGATTTCATCTGCTACTGGCATGATCTGCTTCGCATCCACAAAACCGACCGTTCCCGAAACAGGCTCGATCATTGGAACCAGTTCACACCCGCAGTACCGGATGCCGATTCTTCCGGTCACGCAGTCCATTTCTCCGTCTGCCGTGTCGTCCAAATCCATCCCTTCGATGTGATGGAGATCATCCGGGCAGTCATTATCAAACTCGATGTCTGCCCATTCCTTTTTGCTGATGCCCAGGAGGGTTGCCAACTCACTTTCATTTTGTGCCTTCGGAAATCCGGTCAGCTGGAAGATTGCCGTTTTGGTTCCAATGTACAAATCATAGGTTCTGCAATCGTCATAGAACACTTTGTAGAGCTTACAGTACCCATCTGCCTTAATGAGCTTTGCGATTGCTGCCAGCTTCATTTGCTTCTCCTTTCAATTTCGATAACCTGAACTTCAAACTTTTCGTACTCCGGGTAATGATTCTCGGCCTGCTCCTTGGCTTTTTCAACAGCCTGTTCGGCGCTGTCCGCATCCAGCCGGTACGGCAGCCAACCCGGCCACCCACCAGCACCGGTCGCTTTCAGCAAAATGTAGTACCTCTGCATCGGTGTGTTCTCCTTTCAGTTTTGGGCAATCCCGGAGTTGAACCGGGCCGGGCCTGTTCCCATGCTCACAAAAAAGGCCGCCGCAGCGGGCGGCCTGTGTCAGGAGTTGTGCGACCTTATTTTCAAAATTTTCTTTGCTTCCTCTGCGTGGAGAAGGACGCTGTCCCGGCAGGTCATACCCGGTTCTTGCAGCTCATAGAGTTTGCACTCTTTCGTGCATCCCTTACTGCCTTTTCGGGCCTGCTCATTACACGTTATAAATCGTGCGGACAGAATCCGTGTCAGCGTTTCATTGTCCATCATGCCACCAGATAAAGCCAAAGGAACTTAATCAGTGCGGCAGGCACAAAGAAAATCAGTGCCGCCCACAGTGCCACAGCTGCCAAAACCATCAGAACACCCAGTGTTTTCACAAATCCGTCCATTGCTTTTTCTCCTTTTAAGTTCAATTCTTGCCCAAGCTGCAAGGTCTTTCCAGTTTTCAGATTCCCGGTGACATGGAGTATCGCTGGCGCGTTTATCAACTGCTTCTGCAAGTTTTTCAACGCACAAGTCAGGCAACTCCTCAATGTGTGATTCAAAAAACATAGCCATGACATCCAACGGAGCGCCCGCAGCAGCAATAGCCAAAACTTCTGCGTCATTTTTCTTGTCTCCGTGCGTTTGGAGCTTGCCCCACATCACTTCGCTGCCTCCTGGATGATCCAAACCCGGTGCGTTCCATAGCCTTGCCAGCTCAGTGCATCTTCGTGGCTTCCAGAAACGGCTATGTCCAAGTGTTTTCCCTGGATTCCCGCTCCTTTGTCCTGAACGATCCGCACTCCTACATCCTCGATATAGAGGACAGTCCCAAACGGGAACACGTCCGGGTCTGCCGCCACCGTCACATCAGCTTCCACGGGGGCACCGCTGGCTGTGATTCCGGTTCCTGTTCCGCAGATGTGCTCTCGCTTTTCGGTGCAATAGGCTGTACAGAGAAAATCTCCAGCATCTTCAACCAGCAGCTTCCCATCCAGCCGGTCCCGTGCTTTCAGAGAATCCCGCAGGGTATCGGCGTACTCTGCAATCTCTTTCGACATGCCCTCCCAGTCCTCATACCGGGACTTGTAAATATCCCGCTGGCATTCCAGGTCATTGACCCGGTGATAAAGTACACTGGTCTGTATGCCAGCAATCATGACTACTACCAAGGCAATTTTTGATATGTCCACTTTCATGTTTTTTCCGTTCCTCCCATCTTGTCAAAAGTAATTGGCGGATGCCCATGCTCCTGCGCTCTGAGCGTCCCGGATGTTCCCTGCGTGACGCTCATTCTTCCTCCGCCTTGGTCATTCAGTACCATATTTCTCAGCTCAAAAAGCGTTTGATCCTGATGTGTCGCCAGTGTTGCAGAAAGTTCTTTCTGAACAAGTGCTCCTTTTCCGCCACCCTCACACCCTGACCGGATCTTCACGGTGTAGGCTCCATGCTGTCCCCCCCCCCCGCTGGCCTCGATGCCACCATTCGATCATGCCATGAATAGCAGTCAGCAGTAAGTCCGGCAATTTCTTCCCCCTTCGGGATGCACGGGTTAAAATCCCATTGAGTGCCTTTTCGCTCAAAAGCGACCACTCCGGCGGATTCTCTACGAGTATCGCAGACAGCATATACTCTGCGCCTGCGCTGGGGGATTCCCCAGTATTGAGCATTGACGATTCGATAGGCAACAGCTCCGTAGTTTGCGAAGCCCCCCACTTGCCATGTTGGAGAATAGGCTTATCTGTTCTACCTCCGGCAAATCCTCTGATACGAAGTAGTTCATTGAGGACCGTTTCAAAATCCTTCCCTCCATTTGACGAAAGTGCACCGGGCACATTTTCCCAGATCACAAAGCGCGGATATTTGCTATTTGTTGCAACCAGCATTTCTATGATGATTCTGATTGCTTCCCAGAATAGCCCAGATCTTCCGCCACCCAGGCCGGCGCGTTTTCCAGCAATGCTCAAGTCCTGGCAAGGAGATCCGAACGTAATAATATCTACTGGCTCGATTTTGTCTCCCCGGACATCCTTCACGCTTCCTAGGTGCTTCATATGCGGCAGGTGCGTTCTCGTGACGGCAATAGGGTACGGCTCCACCTCACTTGCCCATACTGCCCGTCCACCGCACATTACCGCGCACAGCGGCATCGTTCCGCTGCCGTCAAACAGGCTTCCCAACTTCACGTCCTCGGCTGGTTTGCCCAGTTCCCGGAAAGCATTTTTGACAAAGAACAGTGCGTTCGGCAACGCCATACCATTGCCCCACATGGCATACTCTGCTGCCATGCTATGCAGGCCGTCATGCCAGCGCATCAACGCCTTGTCGCTTTCAGTGCTGCCACCCTGCACAATTTTTCTGCTCGGTCTTTTCCCTTTGATTTCGCAATCTCTGGCATATACTTCACGCCAGAATGGAAACTCTTGTGGAGAGGTCAGCGGTGCGATTTCTGCCCACCCATCAGGGAAGCCCTGCAATCGGCCGCATTCCAATGGGATAAGACGGCGGACAATCCAGTCCGGTGAACCCTTTTCGCCGGCTTGAATCACTTTTGGTCCACTCGTTGCTACGCCGTTCACTTTTGTAAGCGTTGCCGCCACCTCTCCGGTAACAGTTCCATTATAGGTATCCGCTCCGGTTGCTTCCGGCAACGGTTGAATTACCGGATTTATGTAGTTCAGGCTCCATCCGCCTTCCCCTTTAGCCTGCAATGTTCCGCTCACATTGCCGTTCAGGCAATGGTGCCTTGCGTCATAGGCTACCGCGTGACGGTCAACGGTGTTCAGCGTGAATGTCACATTCTCGTCTACTCCCGTGCCGTTCATCCCGGTGTTGCGGTCTATCATATTCCCCGCCAAGCAGTATGATCCGGCAACAATAGGTGCTTCATGGTCACACGTCAGACAAGGGCAGGTGTTATCCAGCGTATCAGCCGATGCCTGCCCTGACGCTCTGCAAATCACCGGCTTACTTTCGCATATTTTCATGCTGTTTTCCCCCCCCCCGCAGACCAAAAATCCTTGCGATCTCATGGCCGAAGCGCTATTGAGCAGCGACGGTGCCACCCCGTCCACGCTGTAAATTCTCGCTCCTTGTGGAAACTCCGGCGTTAAGCATTCCAGTTCCATTCATTTTCCTCATTTCTTTTCTTGCACGGACGGTCGGTATCGAACCGGCTCACCTGCTCATGGGGGATAGTCAGAAGCAAGTACATCCTCTATGCGTCCGCATATCAAACCCGCCCGGCAAGAGAGTACCGGACGGGGCGGCCGCGGCAACGGCCTACCGCTTTTGTTCCTGGGCGGATTGAACAGGGCATTTCTACGCTCATGCTGCGGCGCACCCATTCCCGTCAAATCCATGCGGGTGCGGCTTTCGCGGAAATGGCAGCCCGGTTTTGCACCGGGCTTTAACGGAAAGGAGGACGCTGCTGTACAGCACCATTCCGCTATGTCGGCCGGCTGATTTCCTGACCGTACCGGCTTCCATGGAAAACTCAACTCGGCACATACAGGGTCCGGCCCTGCTTGCAGCGCTCAATGCCTAGAAAAAGCGCCATGCGCCATATAAAAGCAGCCCCGCTTCTGCGGTGCAGGGCTGCTTATTTCACGTTCGAGAAGAACCATGCTTTGTATCAGCGGCACTGTTTTTCTCGTAGTGCTTGCACTCCACGTTGTAACCACTGCAAGGTGCGCACCGGGCTGCGGTTATCTTGAATGTGTGCTTGCACTGTTCTTCAGTACCCTTTTGTTTTCCCTTGTGCAGGGATGCTCTGGTATGTGTACTTCTTGCCAAGCTCTTGATCTTCCTCGCTTTATATAAATAGGTGTTTCGGCCCAAAGGCTTTGGGTTTCGACGCTTGTCCTGCGCCGCTTCCCAGCGCACCGGTGGATTGAAGTTTTTCCGCAATTTCATCCAGATTTTGAAACTGCTGAAGTCGCTTTCCCATGTTCCGAATGTTTCATCCATCCACTTGAACATTTCTTTTACGGCTTCTGGCAATTCAAATTTTCCATCACATAGGGGTCCCGGCACTTCCTCAACATCCGGCATGGTTGTCGGCAGTTCTATTCGCTCACCATTCGGAAGATCATAGTAGGCAGTGCCTCTGCTCACTCTTCTACCTCCATGATGTGCGTTGCGATCATGTCAGCCATGTGCAGGCACAGGGCTTCCGGGCAGCGGTCGTATACTTTGCTGAGCGTTCCCCAGTCCTGCTCTCCGCTATATGCTCCCATGTGCCACCTGATTGCCAGGGCTTCCGTGTCGGTCAAGAAAATCCAGTCTTTGATAATGCTGACGGATGCTTCACCGTGTCCCATCAAGTGACTATCTTCATAACGGTAACTGCCATCCGGCTTTTTGATGTACTGCCCAGCCTTGCAAACGTCATGGAGTAACGCGGCGGTCAAGACTGCGCCCTTATTGCATTTTGCAAACTGCGGCATCTTGTCGCATAATTCCAGGGCGGCTCTTGCCACATTGAGAGAATGCATCACCAGACCGCCGGGGACATTCAGGTGATGCTTCGCGCTGGCCGGGGAATTGTAAAAGTCCAGTTCTTCCAGCACCCGCATCAGTGCCATACCGCCGCGCCTACCCTCAATAGCCCGTACCAAAAGGCTGTTGAACTGGTCTTTCAGCGAGATTCTTGTTGCTTCATCCATAGGTCGTTTCCACCTCTCAATCCCAGTCCCGGACTTCATTGTTCCAGTCATAAGCCTTTTTGACCAAAGTGTCCAGCAACACCGGCACTGCCCATGCAACGGCAATGAGATCTGGGTTGTAATTGATTTTGAACAGCCAGCAGACACCCCAGATCAGGGTTGAAAAAATGCCATACAGCACGCCGAACACCAGCAGGCTTTCTCCCAGGTGCAGCGCATCGCGGCGGAAGCGCCGCCAGTTGAATGTCTTGTTGAAGTTGTTGATTGTTCTGTGAAGTTTTTCAAGAATCATTTTTTCTTTCCCTCCATGTGAAATAGGCTTGTTTGACTTGTGTACTCAGAAAACCGTTCTTCTTCCAACTGGAAATAGAACGGATCAATTTCAAATCCGATAAAGCCAAGCCCTGCCTCATATGCTGCTATGCGGCTGCTTCCGCTTCCGAGGTGGGTGTCAAGGATCTTCTGCCCTGGCTCTGCATAGTTTTTGAAAATCCAGTCATAAAGAGCAATCGGCTTCTGCGTTGGGTGGATTCGCTTTTCGTTCAAGCTCTTGTTTCCCTGCATGGTGTCGCCTTCTGTGATGCTTTTTCCCTGCATCATTCCGGACCACATATACCGGAACATTCTCACTGAGGAAAACAAATTTGTTGCCGCAATCTCGCAATCTGAAAAGCTAGAATTCCCATTGCACTTGTCCCACACGATCCGTCCGGTAGAAAACTGGTAGTCAAAATAGTTGCAGCCCCATACAATATAGTGGCGGCACACTCGAAACAGCTCCTTGAAATACTCCGGCTCTGGTTTACTCCAAGCAGGAGAGACGGGGTAGTCACGATGTACGCCTATTTTGCTGACTTTTGATCCGTAAAATCCTCTGCGTTCCGGGCCAGAGAAATACGGTGGATCCACAACCGCCAAATCAAAATAATTATCCGGGAACAGTTCCATTGCCGGCAGGCAGTCCATGTTATAGCAATGGTTCAGCTTAAACACTTCTCCCATGCCTTACTCCGCCGGGCAATCCGCCCGATACCTGAGCCGCTGCTTTGCGTTGTATAATCGCTGCTGCCCAAGCTCTGCGCTATATCCTGCGCGACCATTGGCATCCATCTTTCCAGTGTCACCGCGCTTCAGTTCCTTATAGATGGTGGAATAGTTGAAGCTCATCGCCCTGGCGATTCCGGCAACACTCTGTCCGGCATTGTACCGAGCTTCCAGCACCTTGCGGTCATCCTGCGTCATGTGTTTTGCCAT